TATACAACAACAAAGATTTGATGGAAATGCAACTACTTACAATTTATTATTACAACCAAATGGTGGTAATGTTGGCATAGGAACTACATCACCAAGTTATAAGTTAGATGTTAATAGAGCAGATGCAGGTATTATAGCACAATTCCAATATGGTTCTGATACTGATGGTAGAATCCAAATTTATGCAGATGGAAATGCAGGTTCAATAGGAAACGATAGTGGATTAGCAGGAGAAACAATTTATTTCCAAGATGATTTAGGTATGAGATTTTATACTCACGGCTCTGAAGCAATGAGAATTGCTACTGCTTCTGTTGCAGGTACTCCAATTTTAAAAGTAGGAACAGGAACAGATAAAGGGAATATGGTAGTACAATCTGATGATTCCAGTTGGGATGGTGGAATTACGATTACTGCAGCAGGTACAAGTGGTGGTGCTACTGGATATGGTGGACTATTTTGGAGTCAAGGTGGTTATGCTGCAGGTGATGTTAAATGGGCAATGGCATTTTTAAATAGTACTTCTGAAAGTGGCGCTTATGATGATTTAGCATTAATTAATAAAGGGGCAGATACATCATTAGATGTTGGTGGTAGAGATGATGTTCAAGTTTGGTTTGATAAAAGTACTAATAATACAATGTTTGGTGGTAATGTCGGTATAGGAACTACATCACCATCAACATTATTACATTTTGGAGGAGCACCTGATGCAAGAGTTATTACCTTTGACCAAAGTGGTAGATATAATGGCATTGGAACTTATTTTGCAGCAAATGCTACTGATAGTCAATTATGGTTTTATTTATCAGATGGTGGAACTGATGGAGATACAAATAAAGAATTTGCTATGTATGCAAGTGGAGATTTCCATGCTGATGCAGATATAATTGCTTATTCAACTTCAGTAGGTTCAGATAGAAAACTTAAAAAGAATATTAAAGATACACCTTATGGATTAGATGATGTTCTCAAAATGAGAGCAGTAGAATTTGATTGGAAAGAAAAAAGAAATGGTGTCCATGACATTGGTGTTATAGCACAAGAAATAGAAAAGATTATACCTGAAGTAGTTAAAGAAATTAGTGATTTAAAAACAGATGAATCGCATAAAGTAGTAGATTATGGAAAACTTACTTCAGTATTAATAAAGGCAATACAAGAACAACAAGTTCAAATAGATGAACTTAAAACACAAATAGGAGAGCAAAATGGCTAAAGTAATAGCAGAAAAAGCAGTAGAGTCAGCAAGTGCAGAAAAGAAAGTTGAAATCAAACATCTTCGTTCAATGAAAGATGAAGCAGGTAAAGATGTTTCAGTAGTAGATTGGACTGAAACAAAACCAGTAGATGAAGCAATTTCAAAAGCAGAAGCAGATTTAGTAAATGCAGAAGCAAGAGTAACTGAACTTAAAGCAGATATCGCTGAATATAAAAAGATAAAGGGATAGTATGGGTTTACCAGCAGTAGGAAATACAGATGTAGGATTGGCTTATAATGGTTCAGCTTTATCAGAAGCGTGTGGATTAGAAGATACCGATACAGGAACAGGTGGAGACCAAATGACAAATATAAGTCTAAAAGGACTATGTACTGGAGTTTCAGGAGATAGTAAAACCTTTTCTTTTGAAAGTGCAGGTGGAAGTGCAGATAATTTTGATAAATTTGGTGGTTCTAATAATCCATTAGAGTCTTCAGCAGGAACAGATACAGATGCATCAGATAGATTAGATATAGGAAGTGCTCCATTTAATATGAGTCATTGCATTGGTGGACAACACGAAGATGGTGGACCAGGAAGATAATATGATTAATAGTAGAAATGGGGATAATAAATTCATTAAACTTATGAGGGAATATACATTATGAGCGATGGCTTTTCACAATATCAAAAATCACAACTAGGAGTCTCTGCTGCTAAGGCTAGAGCTATATCTGAACGTAGTTACGCACAGTTTTCAACTGAAATTACTGCTTTAGAGGAAAAAGAAGCCTTAGAAAGAGCAGCAGACGAACTACAGCAAATTGCTCAAGAAGCTGAAAGAAATGCACGTAAGCGTGGAAGAAAAGCAGGATTTGGTAGATTTATTGGTAGTCTAGCAGGTTATGCAATAGGTGGACCAGCAGGTCAAGCAGCTCTAGGTACAGCTTTAGGTGGTTTAGCAGGAACAGCAGCAGCTGGTGGATTTAAAGAATATGGAGTAGATGTTCCTGATAGTTTAGTTCCTGGAGGTATATTCTACGGAAGAGAAAGGGATGCGTTTAAACAGCGTATTGACGACTTAGACGAAGCTTTTGAAGACCTAACAGACGCACAAAGACAAGGTATTGGTAAAAACGTTATTACTGACTATTTAACAGGAAGAGGTCTTGGAAAGCTAGGAGAAGCTAATATTGAAGGACTTGATGTTTCTTTAGACGATTTATTAGAAGCTGGAGAAATTAGTAACGTAGATTACTTAAAAGATATATTTAGAAGTGTTACAGGAGGAATTGGAGAAGATAGATTGTCTGTTCTTACAGAATTATCTGATAATAGCCCAATTCTATCAAAATTTACATCAGAATATACAGACCCTACAAAATTAATAGAAAAATATTCATCTGGTGAAATACCTCTTGACAAACCAGAAGAACTAAAAAAACTTATGTACGGTATGACAGGATATAAAATAGACCCAGAAACAGGTAACATATTAGATGAATTACAACCAAGATTAAGAATCTCCAGCATGGAAGAACAAGGAGCATTAGCAGATTCTATAGATAATTTATTCCAATCAAAAAAAGAAAGCACACTTCAACAATCAGATGAATTAGATGCAAGTAAAGGTTTCTTTGATGAACCTACAAATTTAATAGAAAAATATTCATCCCCTACAAATAGAGGTTTGTTTGATATAAATTCAGTGCCTACTGTAGCAACAGAAATTGATTCATTGTCTACTATATCAGAATTTAAAAATCAAGCTACACAACAAAATCGCCCGTTTGATAAAATGAATTATGAAATGTTTTTAGATGTAAATGAAAATCTACCAAGAGGGCTAAGTCAGTTAAACAAAGAGCAACAAAATACTCTTTATAATATAATATCTGATAAGATAGTAGGGGGGAAATTAGGAGTAGATTACACTCCATACGAACAACAATTACTTGGTATGTTAAGTTTTGACCAAAGATATAAGGGAAGTCAATTACCAGGATATTTTGATGATTTATATCAATATGAAAAAGATGCATATAAAACACATTCAAAAAATAGAGATAGTATTTTTAGTCAACAAACACCGTTAAGATATTTACAGGGGATATAATGGCACACGTACCAGGACATGCAGATTGGATTGCAGCGATACAACAGCAAATACAAAATCAATTAAGTAATAACCAACAAGGGTCAACAGGGCAAACCTCTCAGTATCAATCTCCTATGGATGCTCTTAGCAGTATGTTTTCACCGTTTGGAGTTTCAGCAGATGATTTAACAAAATATTCTGGATTTATTGGAGATATACCAGAAGAACTTTATGGACTAACAGACCCTAACGCAGATATATATAAACAGTTTAGAAGTGAAAGACAAGGAAGATTGTCAGACCAATTAGGAGAATCATACTCTGGTTTGCAACAAAGTCTATTTACAGGGTCAAGAGAAGCAAGAGGAATGCAAGGAAGAAGTGGTTTAGTCTCAGGTAGAAATATACAAGCTGATATGAGTAGAGTTGCTTCTATGCAAGGAGAGAAGTTAGGCTCTGCATTTACTAGAGGGTTATACGATATTGAAGAAAGTATTGTAGACAAGGTGGGAGCAGAAAGAAAATACTTAGCTACATTAGAAGCACAAAGAAGAAGTGATGCACTTAAACTTGCAGGATTAGCAGGATTATTTGATGACAATGAAGAAGAGGCAGTACCAACTGGAACACAAATGCCTGCATTTACTATTCCTGGTGTTTCAAGTACAGACATACCAAGTTTTAATTTTAACTTTCCAGGTGGGGGATACACTTATAATGGAGATGAAGGAGATACAGTATAATGGCTAAAGATTATGTAGATAGTATATTAGATGCAGCAGCAATGGCTTCAAGAGCAGATACGCTTGATGGTATGTTAAATCAATTACCAGGTCTATTGATGGAACAAGAGCAACAAAAAAGAGCTGAAGAAACAGAAGCTGAACGTTATAATGAGCAAATGGACCTTCAAAGACAGGCTCGTCTTGATAATATCAATAGACAAGAAGAGGCAGCAGACTACCAATTTTTAAACGTAGCTGCTAGTGTGGATGACCCAATAGAAAGAGCTGCTATGTTAGAAAACTATTCTCCTAAAACAGATAGAGGAAGAATGGGATTTGATTCTTTATCAGCTTCTAATTCTATTGTAACTGGATTAGATTCTAATATAAACGCATCAATGAAAGAGCTTAATGCTGAAAAAGCTAACTTAAGTGCAGAAGAATATAATGCAAGGGTTTTAGAACTAGAAAATGAAATTAATAAAAGCACTTACTTGCAAAACAAATATAAGACAGGATTAAAAAGTTATAAAGATTTTGGTATTAAAATTTCTGGAAGAGAATATGCAAATGAATTAGTTGATTCAAATATTTTTAATATAACAGATGAAGAAAAGAAAGAGTTAAAAGAAACTATTCAGTTTTCTAGTAATCCAGTTAAAGATATTACAGCTTTACTTGATAAGCTTGACACAAAAGAAATGACTGAAAAAGAATATGCTAAAGCTATTTCTGATTTAGGTAACACTGCAGCTCAATTAGAGAATGCAGGTGATACAGCAGGTGCTTCAACTGTACGTGCTTATCAAAATAGACTAATTTCAGAATCTTCTGGCTCTACTAAAGATGATGGAGAAGTAGGGGGAGTACAAAATTTAACAGAATCAGAAAAAGCAGCAATGAAAAAACTATACGGAAATGAGTCTACGATTTTAATTCCTGACCCTGAAAACAACTCTCAAATTTTAGTAAATATGGATGAAGGAACACAACAAGATGTTCCTTTAGATTATAAAATACCTGATTCTAATAAAGGAGTTAAAACTTTAGAACAAGAACGTGATGAATATAAACTTCTTTTTGATAAAGCTAAAACTCAAGAAGAAAGAATAAAGTATAAAAATCTACTAAAAGAAATCAATAAAAAGATTAAAGACAAACAAGAGTCAGAAAAAACTTATGTTCAAAAAAGAAAAGAATCTTTTAACATTCCTCAATTACAACGTTTTGGTCCAGGAAAAGCATTAGGTCTTAAAATTCTTGAGCGTAGAACTAGACAGTAACTTTAATGCCAAATGGAACTCAATCAAGATTATTAAATCTAATAGGCTCTGAGCAACCTTCTGCTCAAAGTTCCCTACCTAAGCTACCTAGCTTAAATTCAGAATCTAGGCTATTAAGCCTTATATCTCCCCAAGAAGACTACCAAGAAGAGAAAAAGGATAGTAGGTTATTAGGTTTAATTAGACCAGAAATACCTACATTTTCTGAAGCATTCTTTAGTAGCTTTGCAGAAGAACTTACTTTTGGTAAACTTTATAACGACCCAAGATTAGATGCAGATGAGCTTCCTTCAGGAGCTAAAGCAGGTAAAATGTTAGGTGCAGGTGCTGCTTTCTTTGGAGTAACAGCGTTAGCTACTGTAGCAACAGGTGGTCTAGGTGGATTAGCAATGCTTGGTTCTACTGGAGCTAGATTAACAAAAGGAGCTCAGATATATAACAAAGCTAGAAAAGCTGGTGATGTAAAAAAGATGGCTCATGGTGTTGCAGAGGCTGGTATTGGAACACGTAATTCTCTTTTATTAAGAGCGTTAGGTAAGAATGGAGTTCAAAAAGGGTACATAGATAAGTTTATGAAGCTTGCTGAAAAAGATGTAGGTGCAGCAAGAAGGTTTGTTCTTGGTAGAGAAATGGGAAGAGAAGCTTTAATTTTTGGTACTACAGGACAAATGATGCAAGAAGATGACGCATCGTTTAAACAGCGTGCAGTAGCATTTGGACAAGATGCAGCAGCAGGAGCTTTATTTGCTGTAGCTCCAGCATTCCAATTTGCAAACAATCCTTACATTAAAAGCATGGGTAAGAGCAAGTCTTCAGAACTTGGTGCTTATTTTATGTCTGGTTTTATTACAAGTCTACCAAATGAAAATGGACTAGACTTAGGAAGTAGAGTATTAACAGGAGCGTTGTCTACTGGAGTGGGAAAACTATTTGGTGGTGCATCAATAACAGCTTCTAAGTCTGATATTAAAAATGCCTTATCAAGAATAGGTATTACAAACGAATCTAAATTAAGTGAATATGCTGATATATCTATGGGTATTATTAATAAAAATATTGTTAAGTCTGTAGATGAATTTTATAAAACAGTAGACTTTACAAGCATGGCAAAAAGCAATGTAAAGGGTAAGAGACTTACAGGTTCACCTGTTAAAGTGTTAAGAGTTTATCTTGATAAAAAAGATGGATTGATGAAAGTAGATTATCAAACATTATATAAAAATGGTAAAGTTAAAGACACAACAACATCATCATTTAGTGAATTTAGTAAAAAACATAAAAGAAAAGATAACGACTTAGTACAAGATATTAAACATAATTTAGATGCTGATGGTAATGACTTTTCATTTTTTAAGAATCAAAAAGACTTAGAAACATTCCTTAACACAAAGAAGTTTGGTATTGTTACAGCAAATACCCCTAAATACTTTAGCAACAAAGCTTTAGGTTTATATGGAGAAACAAGAAACGAAGTTTTAATAAGAGAGTTACTTTCTAGGGGATATAAACGTAAGGATATTATGTCTTCAGAAGGGTTTTACTTAGGTGCTAGTGATGGAAGAGGATTTATTGTAAAAGGATTAAAAGAAAAAGACGCAGTAGAACTATCTAAAATATTTGGTCAAGAGTCTGTTACAACACATAAAGGTCTTCTTAATGTCAAGAGAGCTACAAGAAGAGTAAAAAAATTAGAGAACGGTCAACCTGTAAAAGATGAAAAAGGTAACTTTGTTTATGAGAATGTTGGTTATAAAGTTGGTGATAAAAAAAATGAGATTACTCAAGTTGCTTACAACTTAAAACAAGCTATTAAGAATAATATTGTTTATGGAAAAACAGCAAAAGATGAAAAAGGATTTACAAGTGTATATTCTCAGGATGGAACTAAGCTACATTTTAGTTATAAAGTAGACTGGGATACTGATGTAGGCTTAAGAAACCCTACAATGAATCAAACACAAAAGCTTGCAAGAGCAGATGAAATATTGCTTGAATCATCTAAAAAAGTAAAAAACAATACTCCAGAACGACAAGCTATTTATAAAGAAATTAAAAACTTAGAAGTAGAAGCAGGTATTGCAACAAGAGGAAAAGGTAAGCTTTCTAATACACAACACATAGCATTAAAGGCTAATACATTTGGTAAAACTTCTATAACTCAAATGACAGACGATGAATTAATTCAATATAGAAACTTAATTGACAATCAACCTTCATATACAACACATTTAGATGATGTTAATGGTGGAGTTGTTTATGACCAAGGTCCTTTAATAAGTGGATTTCAAAAAGCTTTAAATCGTGTGTTGCCAATTAGCACAAAGTATGGAAACTTAGGAAGACTATTAGGAAGTAAAGAACTGATTAAGATAGAAAAAGATTTAGATAAAATGGTTCAGTTAAAAGAAGAATTAAAAGGTACTTATAGGACCGTAAGAGATGAAATGAAAGAAGGATATAGCTTTCATCAACTATCAAAATCAGAACAAGCATTAGTTGATAAAGAGTTATTATATCATATTGACCCAAGGTTTAGTTCTTTAAAAAGCGATTTAAACAAAAGACAAAAAGCTGCATTAAAAAAAGCATTAAATCTTCATAAGAAATATGTAAAACAAACATACAGACAAATGAAAAATGCATATAGAAAGAGTGATAAAATAAAAAAAGGAGTGCAAGAAAAGGTCTTTGATGCTAAAAAAGGAAAGTTTGTAATGAGAGACATAACAGAAGTAGATAACTTTGTTAGTCTTACTATAACAGAAGAAGCAGCAGAATTATTCTCTAAACAAGGTGGAACACTAAGAGAAGAGATGTTAAAAAATATCATTAAAACAGATAAAAGATTTAAGAGAGGTGGAGAATTTTTTGAAGAAGCTTTAAAGGGCAAAAAATCTCAGTATGAAATAGCAGAAGAAATATTAGACGATACATTATCTCACAGTGCAAAACATGGAATATACGGTGCTCAATACTCACGTACAGGTAACTTAACACCAAAAATATTTTTAGATTCTGACGGAGCAATTATATCTGGAGTTGACAATATGAAGTTAAAAGTTGGAGATGAATTTAATGGAACAAAAATTGGAAAAGTTATTGATGTTTATGTAGAAGATTATGGTCAATTAATGGATTTATACGCAGGTAGGCAAGCAAATATTACAGCTACTACTAAATATTTTGGTGCTGATGGAATTGAAGCTGGTGGTTTTGCTTCTAAAAGCTTTTCAAAAAGAATTAGACAAATAGAAAAAGAGTTGGGGAATAGAAAAGACATAGCATACGCTAGTGATGAGTTATTAAAAGATATGGATATAGTATTGCGTGGAGATTCTTATGATGAAGTTATATCTCCTGTATTAAGACAAGCTGTATCATGGACTGCAGCAACTGGGTTAAGTAGCCCTAGGTCTGCATTAAAAAATATATTCTTAGGTCAAGTTCAAAACATTACAAGTTTTGGTGTAAGAAAATACTTAAGAACAATGGGTAAAATGATGACAGATAGCGACTTTCAAGACCAAGTATATAAAAGAGCAGTTAAGATTGGAGCAATGGATGCAGGTGAAACATTTGTAGAGACTGTTGGTATTAGAGGTCAAGGAGTTCAAGCAAGAATACAAAGAAATTTAACATACTTTATGAGAACTGCAGAACAAAAAAACAGATTATTTTCTGTTGCTGTTGGTGATATAGCTGCCGATGATGCACTAAAAGTTTTAGGTAATAAAACAGATGGAGTGTTTTTTCAAATGGATAAGTCTCAAGCAAGAAGAGTATTAGACGATGTATTGCAAGTAGAAGGATGGGAAAAGCGTATTAATAAAGGATTTACTGAGGCTCAAAAGAAACAGATATATTTCAAGGCTCACACAATGACTCAAGGTTTAGCAGAGGCTGCATACCTTCCAAAAGGTATGAGTCATAAGTATGCAAAACCATTTACTTTGTTTTATCGTATTGCTTATCGTGTAACAGAAAATGTTTATAAAAATGCATATAGACCATTACTAGAAAATGGAGAAGTTGCCCCTATGATGAGATATATTGCAGCGTCAGCAGGTGCAGGATATGCTATTCAAAATATGTATTATACTGTACATAACACTGACCCTGTAAAGTTTCTATCAGCACCAGAAAGATTTTGGAATTACTTTGTAGATGGTGAAGGTTTAGGTCTTTTCTCAGCACTTGCAGAAACAGATAGACCTATTGCTCAATCCTTAACTCCAGCTATTGTACAGAATGCTCAAAAGCTTATAGGAGCTACATCGCTTGTTATTCAAGGAACGTTTGCAAATGATACTCCAGGACAAAGAGAAGTTTTATTAAAAGAAGCTGGAAGACAAGCTATTCAAGCTGTACCAATAGCAAATGATATTGTAAGTAGTATTACAAAAAGAACGAATAGAGAAACACTAACAAGATTTACAACATTTAGACAAAAACAAGGTGCATACAAAACTGACATACTTGGAACTGACTATAGCACAAGAGCTAGCTTTAGTCCTGCTGTTACAAAAAGCTTAATGTATAAGCAATTACAAGCAAACCTTTATTCAGATAGAACTCCAGAAGAAAAAACAAAAGACTTTTACGCAGCAGTTGCTTATTTACAACATCAATATGAAATGGCTAACACTACAAGAATAAGTAAAGACAAAGCTTATAACTATGCGTTTAAACGTGCCTTAGCTTACCTAGAAGATTCTAAGCCTATAACATTATCTAAAAAGAAGACACAAGGAAAGACTTCATCTGATTATGATGACTTTACTGCTAGATTAACTAATAAAGAATTAATGGAGTTAAAGAAGTTAGAGCAAGTTTATGCTGTTAAGTACAAAGAGATGCGTATAGCTATACTAAAGCAAAAAAATCAGCATCGCTATTAAAAACGGCTTACGAGAATGCCCCTAGAAGCTCGTAAAATAAATTCTTTGATATAACTATCGCCTAAATATAGAACGTTTTGTAGGCATATCATTAAATGTCTCATTTCAATTTTATACAAAAAACCCCTCAAAAAGAGGGGCTTTTCGTTGGTTTTAGTGTATTTTATTCGTTGGAAGCGTTTAAACGGTGTCTAAATTTTTCCTTAGCTGCTTCTGGTGAATCTAATATTGAAGCACTATCTCCGTGGTATCCAACATCAAATTTACATGTTGTTCCATACCTGTTTTTAGCAATAATAATCTGTTGACCAAATTGACCATGTTCTGCTTCTTCATATTCATATACATAAGGGTAATAGTTGAAGATTACGATTTCAGCGTCTTGCTCTAGATTACCAGACTCAGCTAAGTCGCTGAGCCTTGGAATCTTATCTACACGATGCTCAATGTTCCTATTTAGTTGAGAGACTAATATAACTGAACAATCAAGTTCTTTTGCAAGCCATTTATATCTTCTTGTCACTTCTGCGATACGATGTCTAACTTCTCTGTTATCACGTGATGAAAACTCAATAAAACCAATGTGGTCATCTATAATGACGTCTGGTCTTATCTTTTTAGCTTCGTTTATGCCTTCGTCTAGACTTCTTAAGTTATCAAATAAATGAAGCGATTTGTAATATTTTTTTATAAAAGTTAAACCTTTTTCTATTTCTTCTCTGTGGTCTGATGCATTGTTTCTCATTTGTTTATTAGGAACTTGTGTATGCATTGCTAGGAACTTTTTAACAATCTCTACTCTTGGCATCTCTCTGCTTATAAACATCACTTTCTTTCCATCAAGTATCATATTTTTTGTAATATTTAAAGCTAATGTACTTTTACCATTTCCTGGTCTACCAGCTATAATGCTAATTTCTCCTTTAGTCATACCGACAATAGCTCTATCTACTCTATCAATTCCAGTTTGTACTAAGTTTTTCTTAGCAAAGATAGATTCTATAAGCTCATCATCTATACCTTCCATAGACTGATGTTCCATATTTATCATGTCTGTAAAATTCTCTGATATTTTTTCTAAATAATTAATGTCAGATGCTACATCTTTATATGATGTATCTTTCTCTATTCTGTCTTTAAATCCTACAATACGCTTCCATAGCTGTCTTCTTACATATAAATCATAAATTGTTTTACAATGTGTTTTGAAATTTCCAGTTGTTGCTATACCATCTAATAATCCAGTTAAATAATAAGTAAGCTTAAATCCTTTTTCTCCTAAAAAATTTGCAACAGTAGTTAAGTCTATATCTTTATTAGATTTATGAAGATAATATAAAGCTCCCCAAATTTTTTCATGGTCTTCCATGTAGAATATTTTGCTAGTTGTTATATATTGCATAGCAACCTGCATTAGCTCTGGTTCTTTTAGTATACAGCCTAAGACATCTTTCTCTGACATCCCACTATACATCTTTGATATTTCTATATTTTTATTCATTTAGTTCTCCTCTAAATCTGGTGGCAAACTTTCTAATCTTTTCTTTTCTTTGATTAGTTTGCTTTCATACCTCTTATTTTCATTTCTTAATATACCTATAAAGTAATATACATCAAAACCCTTTTCATCTAATTCTTTCCTTTCCCATATATTTATACAATGGTTTATAATTTCATCTTCTATATCTTGACAAGATTTTAATAAAGTGTATGAAGTAAGTTGGTCTAAGGTAGTAAGGAATAAAGCGTTTAAACGCTCTAATGTATTGTCTTCTATATTATTTTTTAGCTTGTTAATCATCCTAGGATAATTTTTTAAGGTGTTTGACCACCCACAAGCTGGGCATCTCATTTAACAGCCTTACAAGGAAGTTCTTCTGGACAAGATTTATAATCCATTGGAACTCTAGCACCTAAGAACTCCCTCATAGGAACTTTACCTTTAGGAAGTGTATAGAACCTCCAAGGTCTTTTGCATTCTGGACAGCGATAAGGCTGAAACTTTGATTTATTGCTGTAAGATACTTCATTTTTCTTACGCTTTTCTGACTCAATATATTCATCATCAAACCAGTCTTCACCAAAGTAATATTCAAGAGTTTCTTTAGAGTAAACAGACTCATAAATAAACAGCCAAACCTTCTCAACAAATTTACCTATCTTAGTCGTCACATACTTCACAGTTTGGATTCACCTTTGATAGTTGCATTTGTTTACGTTTTTCTTCTTTGGATTGGTTTTTTTCTGTAGCTTCTATAATCTTTTTAGCTATAGATAGAATAGCTTCAATTTCATGCCTATCTAAGACCATTGCTATCTTCTCCATTATCATAGCTGTATTCTGCTACAACCTTACCCTGTTTTGTTGATATATGTTTAGTTTTTATTGGATGACCTTCGTTTCTTAAATCCCATATTCTGGCACTTAAACGAAAACAACCAAAACTCTCTAAAGCAGTTAATGGAGTAATACGCTCTCCATTTTTTAATGCTACAAGTATCATATCATTTTGATTCATCGGCATCTTTAACTTCCTCTTCATCTTTATTAAGTTCATTAATTACACTATTAACATAATTTGACGCAAGAAATCTTCTTTCATTAATTTGTTGCTCAAGATTTTGAATCTCTTGACCTAATTGATTAGCTCTAACAAATGACATCTGCCCTTCGTTACTTAGGTCACTCATAACAAATTCTATTTCTTTGTCATTATGATTAATAATCATTTTTTGTTCTTCTTTTTTTTCTATTTTATCTACCATATACTCCTCCTTTATTTTTTGCGACAAGGTGATAGAAAGCGTTTAAACCCTCTAGCCACTCTATCCCAAAATGTTAACTCTGCTTTTACGTTTCTACTTTTCTTTTTCATGCGTAAACTCCTTTATAGTTGCAATTAAACTCAAGTAATAGTCTTGTGACATTATAGCCAAATCTTTACCCCTATCTTCACCAACAAATTGAACGTGAATTTCGTCAATAGGTTTTAAATGTTCAGCTAATTTTTTTCTTTTTTTACATTGGACATAAATAGAATCTTCAATAACCATATCTACTTCTTGATGTAGACCTCTACTTCTTCCATCAGAACCCCATGTTCTTTCTGCTTTCAAATCAAATTTTTCTGCTTTAGAAACACACTTTCTTTCATAATAAGTTCCTCTTAATTTATTCTTTGCTGGCATCTTCAAATCTTCCTTTCCTGAATTGTTCAATCCATGTCTTTTCATATTTTTTAGGAGCTGATAGACCTGAAAATATCCACCATGCTCTACCATGCTCTTCATGAGATTTTTTTTGTCTTAACATACCCTCTTTACTATAAGGGTCAATAGATTTAAAATTTTTATTTCTTTCCATAATACTTTCTTTAACTTTAGACCCATGTTTATCATGCCAGCTTTTTTCTTTATTTGTTAATTTCATCTATTTCTCCTTCAATTTTATCTAATTCAATTATAATTCTTTTTGTAGCTAAATAACAACCATATAAAACTACAATTAATACAAGATAATCTCCCATGTTTTTCTCCTTATTAAATTTGCGTGAGAATCTACAATGAGATGTCAGTCGTCTGGTAAGAGGTATAAGACTCCCACGCTAAATTTTAGGCTAGTTTTTTGTTTAACTTATATATTAATATACGGAAAATATTCAGTTAGCCTAGCCTAAGCTTGTTAAAATGGCAAATCTCCATCATCCATTAAAGATTCTTTACTGCAAAGAGTTGCTTTAGTTATTGTTTTAACTCTTGGAGTTTTCATGTCGTTTCCTTCTCTTCCAACCCACTCTTCAATAACAATTTCAACGTTAAATAGATAGCGTTTAAACGCCTCAACATCTACTTCTGGCAATAGAATCTTACCATCTTTCTCTTGAACCATACTCATCATTTCTAATAGTGCATAATATCCTGCGTTACTTCCAGGATTTTCCTGCAAATCAGGGTACTTAGCTGGGTCTGGTTTCTTAAATCTAAAGACACCTTTATGTTTTACTTTACTTCCATCAACATTAAATACAGGTTCATATATATCTGCTAGATACTTTCCTTGAACCTTTATGTCTTTTTTAATATTAAGTTCGTGTACTGCGACATCTTCATACGTTCCTTCTTTGACTGAACTTAAAGAACTATCTTCTTTAGGTTCATACCAAGCATCTTCTCCGAAAACATCATTAAAATCATCATTACTTATCATCTTTTGCCTCCTTTTTAGGTTTTTTCTTTTTAAGCTGTTCTACATAGCCTTCAAAATTATTTGTATTCAGTTTTTTATTTCTTATTGCTAACTGAATGCTTTCTATGAAAGCTTTATCTCTACCTTTCAACAAAGTCATCAAATAATCATTTTGTTCTTTACTTATCTGATTAGGTTTATCTTCTTCTGGTAAATCTTCTCCCCTATAAATATATAGAGCAAGACCAAATAAAGCAAAACATTTTACCAAACATCTTTTAATAGAGTTGTTAACCTGTGTTGCCGTTGGTTTTGGAATAGCTTGATTGCGATTGTCCATGATAGCATGAATTTCTGTTCTAGTTATTCCATCAATAGTTACAGACACTTTAACAAAACATCCAGCATCTGTTATCATATATGGAGATTTAACCCATCCCCAAGCTTCTGTGTTCTTTGCCTCAGAGGGATGGTCAAACTCATGAGTTTCCCAAGTAGTATCTGGGTATTTTGTTAATACATATTGCACTGCATCACTCCAAGATAGATAGTCATAACTACCTTTCTTTTCTTTAAATTCATTTACATTTATTTTATTAAGTGTATCAAACACTGATAGTTTCTTAGTTGGCATTGTAGTCCTCCTCATATAGTTCAATAAATTTTTCTACACTGACCCAGCTATCTGAATTACCTTCGTGTACCATTGGTATTCCAGCTATATCTGGTCTCATTGTAAATTCTCCTAAGTCATTACTATTTGCCCAATCCATTAACATAAGGGCAAAGTCCTCTGACCTCACAATATTTTTCACATTTTTTTCCGTTCCAAGTTTCTTCATCATTACACCTCCTAGGTATTGTTTTATTATTTAAATGTTTTAAAAGAGCATCTCTCTTAGCTGTAAAGTACGAAACAATTTCCTTATTGTCAACAATAGGTATATCAACAAAGTAAATATTTTTATCTACCCCTCTAGAAACAGCTGAGTGAGTACCTGCGTCTCTTATGTTCATTTGTAGTTTCATTGCTTTAACTTTATGTCCTTTTTTCTCTAATAAATATCTATACATATTAACTTGATATAGCCAGTCTCCAAAGTCTGCTCTACTTTCATCTCTATGAAATACCTTAACCTGTTTAAACGCTCCCTTGTTCCCCCAAGCTCCAGACTTTTTATATCTTGCTCCACTTGGGTCTGGCATCATTACATGAGTCATACCTAATACTTTAGATGCTTTAAAACTACCTGTGTTTTTATAGTCAATTAAGGTTTCAGTCTCTTTATCGTAAAAGTCTAAAATTCCAGTAATATCTAATCCTTCTAATTTTTCTTCTTGTATAGAGCTTTCATCAAGCTCTTGGCTTTCTAAATGCAAGTGATGAATAGTTCCCATAACAGCAAATGCCATATCCTGTGGGTCAACATAATAGTCTTTAACTCTTTTAAGGTAAGCCTCACACGTTCCAGACAATAGCTCTGTCGTGCTTGGTGGTCTGTCTTTAGGTCTTTGGTCTGACATCATCTTTAGAGTAGCTACGCTCATGCAACGCTCTGACATACGACATTTTTTAAGACACCGTTTAAACGTTGCTGTATCTCCATCTGGGCAAATAAATCCTATTATTGACATAAAACTCCTTATAATAAAGCTGTCCAAACTTTTGCTGATTAGTGGATGAAAAGTTTTGCCACAAACACGACAGCTTTTGTTAAATTTTTTTCTGGAGCAGAAAAGTAGCCAACCTATATTTACTTATAATCTCTTATTAAAGTATTAAAAAGGTAAAAGTATACAGGATTAATTACCTGCGACACCCCTTTAAAATGCCTTTATTTTTTTTTAAGTAACTCTACTCCAGATAAAAGAAAGTTAAAAATAAATAAACGAAAAGGCAAGAAATTAATCTTGCCTTCTCTAACAAGGAGTCCTAAAATGAAATACATTTTAAGATGTTAGTATGATTATACCAACGCTGAATCTTAACACTATAACTATAGTGTGTCAAGAAATATTTACAAAAAACATTTATGTCCTTTACTCTCATCATAATCTATATCATAGTCTTGCATTAACTTTACTATGGCATCTTCCTTGCATTTAGCTACGTATTGAGCTGTAAAAGAGTAGTCTTTTTTTGGAATTATAAAGATAAAAGAAGATAGTTTACCCTCTGTAATCTTTTTATAGGTTTTAATATCAAGCATCTTAACTCCTCATATTGTTATATTTATAGTCTCTCATTTAAATATACCTATAAAACTCTTTTAAAATCAACTATTATTTTTATATGGTAATGTAGGTATAGAAAGACCGTTTAAACGCCTTATTTCTTATATAAGTCTTGCAGTTTAATTAGCTTTTCTAGAAAGTCTCTGCAAGTAAATCCAATGTCTAGAGTAATAGTTTTTAATCCTTTCTCATCAGTATTTATACAATAGAACAGCTCTTGTGTTATCTTTGGTATTCCATTTTTGTCTAACATACTTTCTATCTTATCGCCATCCATGTCTTCTTTTGTGCATAAACTATTGTTATATTCTACATCTTCTAACATAGTTTCATACGCTATCTGTTTCATTTTTCCCATTTTCATCCTCCTTATCTAAATCATTTTCGTATATAAAATCTGCCCAGTCTTTACACTTACTACACAAAGCTATAATTTCATCATCCTCTCCTACTGGCTCACTTGCTGGGCTACTGGTGCAACAGCTAGAAAGCAATTCTCCTCTATCTTCATCCATTTTTCCCATTTTCATCCTCCAATCTAGGATTATATTTATCTCTTATTCTCCTAATAGATGATATGCTATTATAGAACATAAACTCAAATCCTAATTTTTCTAACTCATCAATCTTTTTTCCTATTTCTTCTTGTATTTCAAACGCTTTTTCTGCTTTACTCATTTTTCCTCCTTGTATTTAATTTGATTTATAGGTTGTATTAGAAAATCATCTATAGGAAGTTCGTCATCTTTATCTCTTTGACTATTCCAATCCTTAATCCATTTTTTAGGATTGTTTGTAGTGCAGAAATATTCATCTTCATATACTTTAATGTCTCTGCATTTCTTTAAATACACATTAAATAGTCCTGTGTTTAAATCCACTTCTGCTTTTTCTAAATATTTCATTTTTCCTCCTGTTTATTATGTTTGTAAAAAACTATTCCAGTTGAATAATCAATTTCTTCTACTCCCACAGATTCAAAATCTGGTGCAGTATCTATTTCTTCTCTGTCTTTGTCGCTTAAACTGCTTAAATACGACCAATCAGTATGACCGTAATTATCTCTACAATAATCGTCTATATATTCTGTAATATCTTTACTCATTTTTCCTCCTTTGTAAGTTGTTCTATAAGTTTTTTTTGCATTGATGCTGGCAATTCTGTGGTCTTGACCCACTCATCACCATCATGTATTACCTCTTCATCTTTAGCACTTTCAGAATAAATAATATAATCTTCATTATCAAATTTTAGAAAATTATTATCTTTATCTTTCAGTAAATAATCTGTGTCATATAATTTCATACTTCCTCCTTGATTATAGCCATTACATCTAACTCTCTAAATATAAAGAATTCTTCATCATCAAACAAGAACTTAGTTGCTACGTGATTTTGAAACATAACATAGTCTCCTTTAGAAACATGTTTTGTTTTTTCCCCAACAGCCATTATAACTCCTCTAGTTTGCAATTCTTTGTTTTGTGATGATATAAGAATTCCACTATCTGTAGTCTCTTTTATTGCATCTGGTTTTAATACTATTCTATCCCCTATTGGTGTTAACTTCATTTTTCCTCCAATCTATGTGGACTATCAAATTCATGTTTAAAATCGCAATCTACATCTTCTTGCTCTCCATCAATTATCATTTCTATATGTTTGCTTTTTATACCCATTGCCTCTAACATGGTAACCCCGTTTAAACGCAGTTTCTGAGATTCCCATTTGTTAAGTTTTTCTATTAATGATATTGCTAACTCTTTACGACCTCTAACAATATCTTTAGTCTCGTCTGTGATACAATCTATGTCTGCGTCACTTACTAGCTCATCATCAAGCCAGTCTTTCATCTGTTGTATTATTAATTTTTCGTTCATTTCTTATCTCCTTTTTTAAGTTTTAACTTTTCAGTTTTAATTTGTAAATAGTTTATCATATGACCATGAAGAAGTCTTTCCTGCCCCTCCAAAAATTCGCTATCAGTTATTGTAGAATAACTATTTTTTTGTATTTCATTTCCAGACAAAACATTTAACCTTTGTTTCATTACCTCTGTATCATTGCAATAGTTACAACATCTACCTTTATTTACTGGTTCTGAACTATGTCCTTTTGTCCAGACTGGTTTTCCATCTTTATATAAAACATCAAGTTCATCATAGCAAATAGAGCAAGTTAAAACAGGTTCTTTAATAAGGTCTCTGTTCCAACATCCCCATCCATATCTTATCTCGTTATGAAATATTGTTTCTTTACTCATTATTGTTTAATCCGTTTAAACGCTCTGTTTTATTTTTCTTTTCGTGTAAATCCTTAATAGTTTTTCTTATCTTAATAGCGTTCTCGTTATATTCTTTTAACGCTTTTTCAAATCGCATGTTTATTCTTTTCATATTAAGCCTCCTTGTTTAAACGTTTTACATCTTCTTCTTCTGCCATCCTATTGATAGCCATTTTTTTTCTATCTGTTATTTCAAATCCAAAATCAAGACATCCCTCTTGAGTTAATCCGTTAGAACAAATAACTTCTGGTGTTCCTAAATTAACATCTTCTTCATCAGTCCACTCTACTCCAACAATATAGAATCCAATAGGATTATCGTCTGGAACATTTTTTAATAGTGTTTTTAGCTCTTTTGCTTTCATATTACGCCTCCTCATCTTTTTTTAGATTCCATTGATTTTGTAGGTCTCTTGCTATTTCGTCTAGTTTTTCTAGACTCAATGATTGACTTAAAAACAAATCTAGAAAGTTTTCTAAATCTGCCCTTAGTTCGTTTGCTATTTGCTCAGCTGTGTTTGATGTATTATAAACTTGTTTCATATTACGCCTCCTTGTTTTGTTCTGCTAGCTATTGCTAGCTCTAGTTAGTTTAGTTATTATGTTATCAACTTGTCAAGACTTTTTTTTCCATGACATATTTTGGGGGAACAAATACTTCTTGTTCAAGTTCCCAATACGCCTGGAAGTTAGCCACGTTTAAACGACCTTGATATACTACTGGCGACTTATCTTTGTTCACACTTGCAAACCTATTTGCAAACCAGAAAGCTCTCTTCTTATCTAATGTCCAGCTATACCCATGCTCATGGTCTCCCAGAGTTCCTCTGTAGACAACAATTTCTTCATTGTCCATCACCAGCTTTTCAAACTCTGTATACTCTGACGTGTTCATTGAATAGCTCGCCATATCGTAGTGATACTCCAGTATCTCCTGTGCTACCTTATCTGTCATCAAAGGATAAACTTTATCAATGTCTTGGTAGCTCTGTTTAAACGCTGTCCAAAATATATCTTCGCCTATCTTGTTCTGAGCTATGTCCTCAAACAGAAGAATCATACCCTCTGTGCTATCATATTTATCTAGTATTTCTTGCATATCTAACTCCTTGTTAAGTGTTGATTACGACTAATAGTAATGAATCCTAATGCCAATGTCAACATTTATTATTGACACCGTTTAAACGCCTTGTAAAAAAGCCCCAAAGTTTTATCCCTGGGGCTATCGCACATTACAAGGAAAATACTTTTTGATTTTTCTCTATCTTTAATACCTTTCTAATTACGCTTACTAGTGCCATACTAAAAAGCATAACAATAGAGAACCAACAAAAGAACAATAACCACCCCTCAATCATATAGTGAGCGTCATTAGTTAAATATCTATGTTTATGATTTCCTAATATCAATGTTAAAATCACACAAAATATTTGTGTCCTAAAGAACATTATAGCTGATGCTTTATTAATCTCTGTTAAGTTTTCTTTTATTTCATGTCTGCATGTTAATTTCTTCATATACTCCTCCTTTTTTCTTCTTCATCTTGGTTATGAATTTGTTTTAAATGTTGATTTAATCTATCTAGACAGCTAGAAAGATAAGAGTGTTCAAATGCTCTATAAGTTTTACTCTTATAACCATTTCTTTTGTTATAAGCCTCAAACTCTTTTGTGTAAGACTGATAATTCTCAATTAGCCTAACGTAACTACTGGAAAACTCTCTTTTTTGGTCAAGAGTTCCATGATTAATATAATCTAAGCATATAGATTCAGCTTTTTTAAACTTATTGTAAATATTCATTGGGTCGTTTAAACGCTCTAAGAACCTATTGTATCTTTCTTCCATCATCTTAGACTTATAGTCCTTTTCGCTAATAAACTTAATAGCATTATATTTTTCTTTCACTCTTTTATTTCTTTTATCAGACGCTTTCATATAAGGCATTGATGGGTCTAAAGATAGATGTAAATATTTAACTTTCAATCCATCTTCATAACAAGCCTCTTTAATACCTTTAAGGCTTTTTAGTCCAAACAGATTTTTCCCCCAGCTCTCTTTTCCTCCGTAGTTATTGTATTTTACTTTTCTAGCTGATTTGATTCTCTCTGGGTGCTTTCCTCTTCCGTAAGCAAATATCCAGCTGGTTTCATACCAGAGAGGCTTTCCGTCTTGAAAGATATTTAAGCATCCGTTCTCTATGGTAGCAATACGCTCTTGCCAATTATCTGTTCGTCTCTTGTATACTTTATATTCTATATGGTTTTGTGCTAAGACAAAATCAATACCACTCTTAGACGGGGAGTCGTTTAAACGTAAGTGTTCATCTTTTACTTTATTCCACTCTATCCCAAGCTCTCTAGCTCCGTAAGATACAAAGTTTTTTGGTAATCCTTTTTCTCTTGCTCTGATAGGTTCTGTCTTAGTGTTCCAAGTTGACCAATCAAAAACTATATTATTTAATGTGTTATTCATATTTCACTCCTTGTTAAGTGTTAATGTTTACGATTATAATGAATCCTAAAACAAGTGTCAATACTTTTCTTTGACCTCGTTTAAACGCCCTCTTGCATTTGTTCCAGTTGTTTATTTATTGTGTCCAGAATAAGCTCTGCCTCTATGTTTTCAGTTTCAAGAATAGTATATTCTTCTCGTTCTTCGTCATAATATCTGCCATCATAACCTTTAAACTCTCTTTCCATTTTTCTTTCGTTGCATCTAATAGTAGTTTCGCAACTCTTTTTAATACTCATTACTATTGATTTATAATCCATTTTATTCTCCTTTGTTTAGTGTGTTTAAACGCTGTCTTACAACAGCCTAGTTCCCTCGCCAAATTTATCTTCTACTAACTCATTGATGCTTTTGACTAAATCCCTGTCAAATAAATAGCTATCATAACTACCATTGTCTAGTTTTTTTCTAGCATTATTAATAGTATTATAGTCTCTGAAAAATAGGTCAGCCTCATCCATTAGTTTTATTGTGTCGCTTATGACATCACTCATGCTGTCAAAATCTCCTCCATTGGCGTAAAAACCAATAACATAATATCCTTCCATGTCTTTGTGAAATCCATTTTTTTTGTCGTGCGCCCATTGATAACTATCTGGCTCTTTTACCAAGTGAAATCCAGCTGTTAGCTCTCTGTTATAAAAAGGTATTGGTTTTACTTTGTTTTCTTCGCCAGAAAAACTATCATAGTTGCACAAATCTCTGCTGTATGCAAATAAGTGTTCATTAGCCCAAGGGTGTCCTGGAGGTAAAGCGATATAGCCATTTCCCCATCCTTTACAGTTATTATTTTCTCTAATTATCCAGTAATATGTTGTTCCGTCTGCTTTTGTTACTTTGTTCCATTTTTGTTCCATCTTATTCTCCTTTGTTTTTGTTAATACAACATTTTTTATATTTTAATCCACTACCACAATTACATTTTTCATTTCTACCTTGTTGCTTTTTAGGTCTAAATAATTGTTCGTAATACTTTTTATAGCCACCTGCTAATCTAATTCTTTCGCCCTTAGTCATTATATACTGACTCCGTTTAAACGGTCTGTTTTGTTTTTCTTCTTATCTCCTTTGCCATCTAAAAAAGTTCCATCTTCTTTTCTGCCAAACATAATATTTTTGCTTTTCATGCGAATCTTTCTGCATGGTGTTACGGCAATAAAATATCTTTTTTGAGCGTCTGATAAAGGCATTGCTTTGATAAATCCATTACTATCATATTTAGTTGGTTGTTTTATCTGATAGTTTAAATCATCAATATCTTTCTGACTAATATCAAGATTAATATTTCTTTTTAATTTATTACAATATACTTTCATCACGCCTCCTTGTTTGCGTTAATTTATAAGAACCTATAAATAAAAAATCCATATTGTCAATAAAAAAAATAAAAATATTTTCATAGCTTTTAAAAAGTTTCCATAGCATCAAAAACGTCTTTTGTCAAGCTCTTTTTTTTCACTGGCTCAAAACTGCTTAACTTGTTCAAATCAAACCCTCACAGAAAGCCCCAGGATACCCCTAGAACGCATTAAAAAAGTTTTTTAGTGTGAATATATGATTAAATGAATTTATAGAGGAGAAAGCTTTTTAATATCTTAGTAAAAAACCTCCATAGTTAATACGCTGTTTAAACGCTCTCTAGTTATCCACAAGTTATACACATAAAAGTTTTCCACAAGTTATACACAAAATGTGGATAAGTCTACACGCCGTTTAAACGCTCTCTAAAAATAGGTAAAAAAAAAGGGCTATTTCTAGCCCTCTTTTTCTGTTCTGGTTTTTATTTACCAGGTCTTTTTGCTAAACTCTTCCACCTCTTCTGGCGTAACCCAGCCAGCTGGAGTGTCTATTGCCTCCGTGTTTTGAAAGTCCTTAACAATGCTAAGGCTGGTGTTTTTACCTCCACCTATTACGTAGCTTTTATTTTCGTCAATCTTTACAAGCTCCGTTGGCGTTTGTATGTATGCCTCGCCCTTAATCTGTCTGACTTTACAGGTTAAGTTGAGCGTTTGGAATAAGCCGTTTAAACGCTCTCTCGTTGTCGTTGTGTTCCATCCAGCTAAGGTGAACCATAGCCCTCTTCCAATAAAGTTGAAATTTGCTATCTCGTTGCCGTGTAAAAATAGCGTGCTTTCATTTATTGGGCTGGTCTTGTCATTATATGCCAAGTGTCCAACTGTTACTGATGTATTTCCTAGCGTCATAGGTTTTTTATTTAAAAAAGCCTCTGCTGTAGTCTGTGTTATTTTTCTCATTGTTATGCCTCCTGTGTTACTTGGTTAACTATTAATATTGAGCTAGGCAAATTTGCCTCTTCGTGTTCATAATACACAAAGAAAACAAACTTTACATTAGCCCTAGGTGTTTCTTGCCCATCTTCGTTGAGAGTGTAAAATTCGCCGTTCTCATCCATTTTTACTATTCTATCTTCAAATAAAATATCGCAATTTTCAGATAGTTGATAGTGTTTTTTTACTTGCCAAATACGATGGTTAAAAATCCTCGTATGTGAGGCGTTAAATTTCAAAGGTCTTTTAAGACATCCGAAAGTATATTCAGTTTCTCTATAATATCCCATTATTTCGCCTCCTGTCTTCTAGCTTTCGCTACGTTTAAACGCTGTCTTATCTTCTTAGCGTCTCTGTTTTCTCTGGCTTGTCTGCCTTGCTCTGCGTCAAGTTCTAAGCCCTTAATTTGCTCCAAATTTAAGCCTGTGTATTTCATGTTATTACTCTCCTTGTATTGTTAATAAAACCTAAGACTAGGAGAGCGTTTAAACGCCCTCCCAGTTTCGCTGTTCTCAGCTCATCAGTTAGGATTTGGTTATAGCTCCAAATATCTCATCAGCTAGTTGCTCACCAGCTGACTGCTTAACATCCTCAGGCTTGATAGACCCATACTCTGTAACTTCTGTGTCTATTAAATCCCAAAGCTCCCAAGTTGGTCTGCCTTTAGCTATTGCCTCATTAAGAGCGAAAAACTTACTAATTGTAAGCTTATAAGCTCCGTATTTAGCTGGCAATTTCACGTGATATTCACCAACTCCACAACATAGGCACGTGTGAGAACTCATCTCTTGTATACGTGTCTTATTGATGTTAAAACCGTGGTCACAAGCTACTTCATCCGTTCCGTCACACTCTAGTTTTAGGTTACGGTTAACGTCTTTCTGTAGACCCTCTAAGCTAACGGCTTTGGTTGGAAATTTGCCAATTTTCTTGACAATACCATTAAGCGTTTTCTTTAGCTTTTTAGTGGCTACTGTTGCCGTCATTTTACCCTCTAAACCAACAGCCAGAGCCATTTTCTTAAATTCGCCCTTATGTCCGTGCTTGTTGTTGTCAATGGCGTGTATTAATTCATGAACCAAAACATCCAAAACCCTAGCTGAATTTTTAGCCTGTGTCGTGGATATGTTTAGCGTTATCATGTTAACACCGTGGGCTACGTCTTTTCTGTAACAGCATCCTAGCGTGTGATTTCTGTCACCTTTGCCTGTCATGCTCCCAACGTTTAAACGTAGTTTGTTTGGAACTCTCAATTTAGCTGGCGTAAATACCTGCTTTTGTAGCTCCTGTGTTGCTTTCTCTAACCAGGTAGAAATTTCTATCTCTATGTTGGTTATTTTTATTGCTTTTTTCATTGTTCGTTCTCCTTGTTTTGTTTGAACTGTATTGAATATAATCAATGTTTTGCATTCTGTCAAGGGGGCGTTTAAACCCCCTCAACATTTGTGCTGGTTTATCTTAATATAGCTCCCAGTCTAATGGTCCATATTCTATGCCATTTTCAATGGTTGAATAGTTAATATTTATTGAGCTTAGTTTATCGCCGTCAAACTCTATATTAACAAAGCGTATATCATAAAGCCAGTGGTCACCATCATAATCTGGCGAAGATATAAACCACTCTAGCATTGGCTCTTCACCGTCTGAGTTTATATCTTTCTGGATTACTTTCACGCCGTCTTCAAATTCGCCAACTCTTGATAGAATTTTTAAGAACGTATCTATCTCTTTTTGGCTATATTCCCCAGTGCAAAACCTATTTTCGCCTGGGTTATCTGAAAAATAATGACCCTGGATATTCTTAAATCCTAGCGTCAATAGTGCCTGCTTTATTTCGCCTGCTTTTTCGTATCTCTTTATTTGTGTGTTGTTCATCTTATTATTTCTCCTTGTTTTGTGTTGTGTCATCTCTGACGTTTTTTATTTTTAATATACCAGGAATAGAGATAAAAATAAAGACTTTTAAAAAATAACCCTTTGACCCTCTACTATATATAAGGCGTTTAAACGTTCTGTATGGGTTCTGGGATGGTTCTGGAAATAGCTACTATATACAGTTTCCAGCGTATGAATTGATATGTTTATTTATAAATAGCTTGACAAATGAATAATAGCAGTAGTAGAGGAGGATTTGATGATGCGTATGAATAATAAATGAGGGGATAGCATAGAAATAAATAATAATGCTTGACATTGTCAGATAGCTGTAACTCTAGCAATATCAAGGGTTAATTTGGAATTTCAACGACTTTCTAGGAATCGTAACTAGAAAAAGACTGGGGGGCGTATTGAAAAAAAAGAACTCCACACAAAGTTGTGCTATTTTTTTAGTTTGTGTTGTTTCTGGAAGTGCTGATATTGTTAAAGATAGGGAAACTGATAACATACTAACTATACTAGCTAGTAGGATTGCATAGTTATTCTAACTAGAAGTTAAGGAAAAAACAGTATGATGTCAAGTATAAAAAGGTTTAGGCTCTAGAAAATATTTTATTTTTTTTTTCTTGACTTTTTCAAATCTATAGCATTAAGCTCTATTATGTTCAAAGGACCTAACGGAGCAGGAAAGGGAGATAAGCCAAGACCTACATCCATATCTAGAAAAGAATACGAAGAACGTTGGGATAAGATATTCAAAAACAAAAAGGAATCGCATGGCAAAACAAAAAAAGACAAAACCGACAAATAAAGAGCTAGTGTATAACATTGCCCTCTTAAGGAGAGAAATGTTCCAACTAATAGAAAGAGTAATGTTTAATGAATCATTCATTAATAAATATATAGAAATGAAGAAAGATACCAAAAAATTTAATAAATATTTACAAGATGAAATACAAAAGGGAGCAGATGAAAAAATTAAAGATACCAAAAAATAAAGAACTTATGCTTTCTATTAACGGTCACGAATACAATATTCGCTTTGTATCTGGAAAAAAAGCCGACTATGGCTCAAATGAAGGAGAGATACTAGGAGCAATATCTATGAGTAATTGTGAAATTATATTAGAGCATAATATGAAAGATAGCAAAATACTAGAAGTTTTGTGCCACGAAATAATGCACGCAATAACATTTGGTACAAGCTTAGAAATGACAGAAACACAAGTACAGGTAGTATCTAATAACCTTTATCAATTAGGCTTTGGTGACTATCTATGGAAAAAAGCAGGAGGAAAATATGATTCCAAACTATGATGCAATAATTAAAAAAGCTAAATCGCTATGCGACAATAAGAATACAGATTATGCACAGACACAAGAACCTTTTTCTAACTTTCAAATGGTAGAAGCTCTTAAGATATGTGATACATCAACTGGCATTCTTGTTCGTATCTCTGATAAAATAGCTAGAATATCTAATCTCTTGAAGAGAAATGGAAATAGAGCCATAGAAGAAGAAAAAGTAGAAGACACAATGCTAGATTTAATAAATTATAGCGTAATACTATTGAGTTACTATGCGTATGAACAAGAATATAAAATGTATACTGACTCAGAAAACGGAGATAAAAATGATAAATCCAGGTAAAATATTAGAGCACAACACAAAAAAAGCAAAAGTTAACTTACATTGTCTTACAGACATTCATGTAGGTAGCAAGGTATTTGATAGAAAGTTGCTTTTAAAGGCAATAAAGACTATTCAAGAAGACCCAAACGCTCTTTGGTTCGGTAATGGTGACATGTTGGAGTTTATTCCACCAAATTACCATATACCAGAAGGAGACCAACTGTTTGATAATAATGAACAATACGCTCAATTTGTAAAAATGATAAGACCTATCATGAATAAATGTATATTTTTACGTGGAGGTAACCATGACACTCTTCGTTCTGTTAGATTAGCAGGAATTGATATAATTCGTGTGCTATGTGACGACCTTGAAGTACCATATTATCCATTTCCAGGGTATACTGTGATAAATTATAAACATAATCGCTTTACTTTTGCAAGTGGTCATGGAAAAAGTGGTGCAAAAAACGGAGATATGGAGCTTATTAGGCTTAGAAACATATTTCCAGACGCAGATATGTATTATTTGGGGCATAATCACCAACTTTACGCAAAACCAGTAGATTCATTTGAAATTATGCAAGACAGCGAAGAAGTTAAGCGACAATGGTTTGTTCGTGGAGGCTCATTTATAGGATATGCTGAATATGCACGATATGCTATGTTTGAACCACAAACAAAAGGTTGGGTAGAGATAAGATTAAGCGACAAAGACCCAGAATACATTGTTCATCGTAAATGAAGAAAAGAACTATAAAAGGTAAGGAGCACATTGTATACGACAATATCAACGAGCTCAGGCAGGCTATGCCATTACAAGACGTACAAGATGATTGGAGAAATGCTCCATTAAGTTCATGGACCTTAACAGACGATGGGCAGGTTTGTGAGGTGTTAGAACGTGGAACTATCAACAACCAACGATATGTACGCACAGCGATTGGTATGTTTAATTGTGCTCCTTCTGTTAATATGGAAGGAGAACTAAGAGAGAGTATATATGCGTTTAGTGGAAAGAATAGTAATAAAGTATTTAAAGAAAGAGTAAAACCTTCTAAGCAAGAATTTTTGTTTGCAAGATATATAGCAAAGGGCGAAGGAATAACGGAAGCGTTTAAACGTGCTTATCCCAGGTCTAAGTCTGAAAACTATATCAAAGAACAAAGCAGTATGTTATTAAAAACGGAAAGGATAAAAACCTTGATTGATAAAGAAATAGAAAAAATATTAGATGAAACAGAGATTACTCCTAAGTATCTATTGTTAAAGACAAAAGAAATCGTTGATAACCTAGAAGCAAGAGATAGTGATAAAATATCTTCTCTTAAGATGTTAATGGAAATATCTGGATTACTAGGAAAGAAAGAACAAAAAACAGAATCAATACAGTTGTTTAAAGGATTTAGTCCTAAGCAACTAGAAATATTAGAGGGGAATAATGTCAAAGAAATCGCAAGCCAAAAAAGAGAAGTATCTAAATTGCCAGATGTGCGAGAGGAAAGTGAAGATTCAGAGGTCTAAGATAACATATAATGACTTTTTGTTGAATACTATCATGGGAGTACCAATGGAAAAGTACATTACTGTTGATTGCCCATGTCTTTGTATGTATGATGATGATATGGACTTAATTGGATTTAGCAAAGAATTTATTGAGAACAATGGAAAAGCTTAATATATCTGAAAAAGAGGTGCTACTTCATAAAGCATCTAAAGATTTAATACTGTTTGGTAAGTTATTTTTACCAAATGATTTTTTACATAAATCTGCTTCTCCTCCTTTTCACTACGAATTAGGTAAAAAATTAATTAGCACAAAACCTGGGGAACGTATTTGTAACGTTCTACCCAGAGGTTTTGGAAAATCTGTATTAATGAAAGCAGCTATCATGCATAAGTTATGCTATGGCTCTAAAGAAGACTCTATGTTTATGGCATGGGTGGCTGAAGAACAAGGACAGTCTATTGACCATGTTAAGTATATTCGCTCACATTTAGAAGAAAACCATGCAATAAGATATTACTTCGGTAATCTATGTGGGGGTGATGAAGGCAAGAGATGGACCGAAAAAGACCTTATTACCACAAAAGGGCATCGTATCATAGCTAAAGGTACTTCGCAGCGTTTAAGAGGGCGTGCAGAGGTTGATACACGATACACTGGTATTATACTAGATGACTTTGAATCAGAGCTTAATACTAAAACAGCTACAAGAAGAGATGAGATTAAGCAATGGATTGTATCAACAGTATACCCATCACTAGAAGAAAGTCCAGGAAGAGAAGGATGGATATGGTTATCAGGAACGATTGTACATTATGACGCATTCTTACAAAATATTGTAGATGGATGGAAGGAATCAGAAAAAAATAAAAAGAAATACCCATGGGATGTAACATTCATTAGAGCATTAGAAGATGGAAAAGCTACATGGGAAGAACAATTTCCAGTATCTAAATTAAATACAAAACGACAAGAGTACATAGAAGCTGGTAAAGTAGATAAGTTTGCTCAAGAATATCTAAACGATGCTAGGGATAGTGCTTCTGCTACATTCCAATTAGACAATATAAGGTATCATAATTATGAATTTTACTCAGATGGTAAGTTTTCTTATTTAAAGAATGACGAAGAAATGATTCCTATCTATACATACATGGGAGTTGACTTAGCACACACAGCTACAAAAACCTCTGACTATCAAGTAATTATGATAATGGGTATAGACTCAAAGAAAAATAGATATGTCATTGATTACTACCACGATAAAATACCAGCATTTGATATGCCAGAGCAAATTTTAAAGATGGCAAAGAAATATTCACCTATAAGAAGATGTTCTGTTGAAACGGTAGGTGCACAAGAGATGGTAAGAGATATGGTAGAAAGAATGGCACGAACAGAAAAAAGACTACTACCTGGAATTAATAAAGGAGTAAGACCTCCACATGGAATTAAAAAAGAAGATAGACTTGAGATGTCTATAGGTAGTATTGTTAATTCTAAGAAACTATATATAAGAAAAGAGCATACAGAATTGATAGAAGAGATATTTGAATTTCCAAAAGGAAGACATGATGACTTGTTAGATGGACTGTATTATGCTGACTTTTTTGCTAAGCCACCACGTAGTCATGCAATGCAAAGCGATGAATATGAAAGACCAGACGATTTTTCTATAAAAACACGAACAAAAATTAATTGGATGACAGGATTAAAAATATGAGATTTCGTGTACTTAGTGGCATTAAATTCTTTAGGGATATGGTATCTAACTATACATTAGAAGAATACCTTGGCTACTTAAAAAGGGTAGAAGGGTTTAAAAATAAAGTAGGGGAAAATTTTTATCCATACGATTCTCCAGAAGGTGGATTAAAAACCATAGGTTATGGATATAAGATAAAGACTCTTTCAGAGCAGAATGCTTTAGAAAAGGCTGGAATGTCTATACAAGAAGTGGAGAATACTTTAGAGATAGAAGCACAACTATCTTTAGTGAAAGCAAAAAAATATTGTATTGCAAAAGGTGCGAAATGGGATGAAGTAGACGATAGGCTAAAGTATTCTTTAGCTGACTACTGTTTTAATATAGGAAACTTAAGAGGGTTTCCTACTACATCTAAATGTTTAATGAACAATGATGTTGAAGGTGCTTTAGAAGATGACCCTACAAGAGAAGGGTTTAAGCACTATGAAAGAGTATATAAAGACCCAGAAGGCAATAGAAAGCCATTAGGTCGTAATAAAGAATTTTATAAAGAGTTTTTAGAACCGTATTTAAATAAGGAAGTATAATGCCAAAAATAGACCCAAGAAAAAAAGCATCAAAAGCAATACAAGTTGTAAAAAAGTTATATGATTACGTTGATAAAAAAAGAAAAGTATTTACTGCTGAGCATCAAAATTTCAATATTGACAGATACAATCTTAAGCATGGTACTAATATCAAACACATGAAATCTGCAAATGACAGAAGGCTAGAGGCTGAAAACAAAAAATTGAAAAAAGAGAGTAGATAGTGGCAATAAAAGAAGACCAAAGAGCAAGAGATAACAGAGATATATTTCAACGTTATTCAGACGCACGTAAAGATTGGGATGTTGAAGCAAGAGATGGAATAGATTTTACTTTAGGAAATCATTATTCAAAAGAAGAGTCAGAAATACTACAATCCATTGGTCAAGCTGACTTTACAATAGATAGAATATATGCAGCTATAGATAAATTAAAATCTTTAATGACTTCAAGACCTGTAAAGTTTGGAGTTACTGCAAGAGAAGATTCAGATACAAAAATGGCAAATGTATGGAGAACATTACTAGAGTATATTTACGATATATCAGATGGGCAGCATCACTTTAAACAAGCTGTACACGACTATGCTACTGCTGGAATTGGTTATTTTTATGCATACATAGAACCAGAAGCAGATTATGGTAGAGGAGAAGTCATGTTTACACATGTAAATCCATTTAGAGTGTACGTAGACCCTGCTTCTAGAGACAGGTATTTTAAAGATGCTGCAAACATTTTGCTTTCTACAATATTAACACAAGAACAGTTGTTAGACTTATATCCAGACGTAGAAGAGCATTTACCTAATATTGAAACATATACTTCTGACCATAATGATGATTACCCTAGTTCTCAACAAAAAAATTCACAACAAGTATTTACTCCTGCAGAAGTACAAGATAAAGACTATGCAAATGGAGTAAACTCACGTTATCGTATTATTGAACGTTTTACTAAAATAAGAGTTCCTTTTTATAGAGTAGCCGACCAACAAAACAACTCAGAGACAATTATGAGTGAAGATGGATTTCAAGTGTTCATGGCTCAAAATGAAGCAAAGTTTGATAACAATACTTACAATTTTGTAGAGATACCACAAACAAGAATTAAAGTTACAGCATCTTTAGGACAAGTCCTTTTGTATGAAACTATATTGGACACTGATACTTACCCTATCGTTCCTATACCAAATATATGGACAAATACACCATATCCTAAATCAGATGTAAATAAAGTAAAAGATATGCAAAGATTGTTGAATAAACTATTTTCTCTTGCATTGTCTCACGCTCAAACTTCTGCTGGACTAAAACTATTAGTACCACAGGGAAGTGTAGAAAGTATTTCTCAGCTTGAGAAAGATTGGGCTAATCCTAATGCTGTAATTGAATATGACCCAAGTTACGGAGAACCACACTTTCCGTCTCCTCAGCCATTAACAAGTCAATTCTATGCATTAATTAATCAAGTAGAAAGATATATTGACTTAAACTTTGGTGTTCCTGAACTATTGCAAGGATTTAAAGAAGGTGCTCATAATAGCGTAAGAGGAACTATGTTGTTAGCACAAATGGGAGAAGGAAGAGGAGCAAGTAAGTTAAGAGATATTGAAATGTCTTTACAGCAACTTGGTAAAGTTTTATATCAAATGTCTAAAGGGCATTATGATTTTGAAAAGAAATTTAGAATAGTACAACCTAATAATGATATTACAGAGTTTGCTATTAATAATAGATTATATGATGATAAAACAAAAGAATTAGTAAAAATTGAAAATGATATTACTTCAGGTCAGTTTGACATTCGTATTGTTTCAGGCTCAACATTGCCTAACAACAAACATGCAGAATATCAAATGTATCTAGAAGCATATCAGTTAGGGTTAATTGACAAAGTAGAGGCGTTAAAGAAAACAGAAATCTTTGACAAAGAAGGAGTATTACAACGTACTGGAGAAGTACAGCGTTTACAACAAGCCGTTAGTCAATTACAAGAACAAAACAAAATTCTTTCTGGTGATTTACAAACTGCCCAAAGAGAGTCTATGTCTGACAGAAAACGTGTTGAGGTACAGAAGTTTAAATCTGAACTCAATAAAGTGGTTACTGGAGCACAGGCTCAACAAAAAGTAAATACAGAGCGAAGCAAACGTCAACAAGAACAACAGGTGAAGGCTGGAATAGATTCATTAATGTCAGAAGATATTGGTGAATAATAAAGAGCACATCAAAGGAGAAAAACATGAGTGACGAATACATAAATGAACAAGCTTTAGAAGGTTCTGAAACTTCTGAAAATAATGATATAAGTGAGTCTGATAATCAAGAAATGGATTTGAGTTCTGACGTGCCACAAGAAGATGATGCACGTAAATTCCAGTCTATGTACGATAAAGCTCAGGCTGAGTTAGACAAGGTTAAACCAGTAGCAAAGCTATTTCAGGAAAATCCTGAATTGGTAGACGTTGTTAGAAACCACTTATCAGGGGGTAAAGGACAGGACAAAGAAACTATAAATATAAATGAAGAGGAATTCAATCCTTGGGATGCACATACTAATCCAAATAGTAAGTCGTATCAACTTAGAGAACAAGAAATTGAGAAAGCTGTAAATAGTAAAATGCAGGACTATATGGGAAGATTAGAAGCCCAGCGTGCTGTTGATACTTTAAAACTTAGAGCTCAAACTGAATATAAGTTATCTAATGAAGATGCGAATGAATTTGTAGAGTTTGTGACAAAGCCTAAAGAACAACTTCCTCTAGAGACACTTTTTAACGTATGGAACACAAACAAAAATGGAATGCCTAGAGTAAATCAAAATATTGAAAGCGTGAAAAAAACTCAGCAAAAACCAAAATCTGCTGGTTTAGTTCAAGGTGGAGAACCACCTCAGTTATCTGATAATGATAATATGTGGAATAATATTTTAAAAGCTGGTAATCCTATGTCCATAGGTAATAAAGGTCTCGTTAAAAAATAATCTGGGAGGATTAACAAATGGCAATAACAAGTGGACAATTAAAAGCACAAAATCTAAGTGCTTCTACGACTGCTACTGGTGTATCAAACACTGGTGTTGCTCCAGACCAAAGACGATTATTTAACTTTTCTGAAAGGATTGCTGAATTAGCACCTGAAGAAAGTCCGTTTTTCGTCTATTTGAGCAAAACTGCTAAACTTCCTACTGATGATTCTTTGTTCCGTTACTTAGAAGATAGAACAAAAATTAATTATACAAGTAGAGAGTTTTACGTTGATGGTAATGTTGCGTCATCTGCACAGCTAACAGCTGGCACTGACTATTCATTTACTGTAGAGAGTGCAACAGGCTCATCAACAACAGCAGGTCGTGTAGATTGGTTAGTAAAAGGAATGGTAATAGCAATTAGAACATTAGGAAATGCAACTGGTGCTGCAGGTTACGGAAACGTAATTGTGCGTGTAGAAGGTGCTCCTAGTCATAATGCTGCTGATACTTCATTCACAGGTAAAGTAATATCTGTTTCAAGTACAGCTTCCAATATGGATAAAGTGCTTGACGAACAGAGATGTCAGGTAATCGGTTCAGCTTACGCTGAAGGAACTGGTTCACCAGACGTATTCTCAGACAGCTTAGACGATGGATTTGGATATACTCAAATCTTTAAGACAGCTGCTGAAATAACAAACACTGCTCATGCTACACAATTACGTGGCGTAAGTAATGAGTTTGATAGAGTCTTAGCCCAAAAACTAAGAGAACATAAGATAGATATTGAAAGAGCTATGCTTTTTAATCAAAAAGCAAGAATTGATGGCGTTCAATATTCAGAAGGTCTAATAGGACATATCATAAAAAACAGTACAGTAGTAGACCGTAGTTCTGCTTCATTAGCTTACTCAAGTGGTAAAGCTTATTTCAGTACATACGCTGAAGCTGAACTTACTTATGATAACTTACTTGCTGACTTTGAAGTGGTATTTGACCCAGCTCGTGGTGGTTCTAACGAACGACTAGCGTTGGCTTCTTTACCAGTGATGTCTTATTTCAATAAGATGGGTGCTGTGAGTTTTTCTGAAAACTCAACAAATGGCTCACAATATCGTATTAACATGGATGAACTAAGTGGTCAGTTTGGTCACAAATTAATGCAACTTGACACAATACACGGTTCAGTGTATATGGTTAAAGAACCATTATTTAGAGGACATTCATCTGGTATGATGGCTATGGCTGATATGAGTAAAGTATACTACAGACCATTAGTAGGTAACGGAATCAATCGTGATACTCAAGTAATGACAAATGTACAAGGTGCAGATGAAGACTTGAGAAAAGACATGATTCTTACTGAAGCTGGACTAGAAGTATGTTTACCAGAATCACATTATCTAATTAACCTAGAAAACGTATAAGGGGGATATAGAAAATGAGAAGTTCATATTTAGAAAAAAATAGTAGTGTAAGTGACTTTAAACTAAAATACGAAGTAATTGCAGCAGCTAGAACATTAACTGAGCTAGATTCAGGGAAAGTATTCGGTATTAATCAGGCATCTGCCTACGAAATTACTTTACCTTTAGCAGCTACAGCTGGTGAAGGCTGGAATGCGAAATTCGTTTTATCAACAGTTGCTGCTAACGCAGTTACTATTGCTAATAATACTGACGAAGATACTATCGTTGGTATTGTTGTTGGAGCAGATGCCTCAGGAGGTAATTCTACCAACTCAACAGCAGTTGATGAAATCGTATTCATTAGTGGTGCACAATTAGGTGATACAGTAGAATTATTTTGCAACGGAGTAAATTACTTTGCAAAAGCTGTAACGCACGATGTAGCACACGTTACTATATCATAAAACAATCCGTGAGGATTAGCAGTTTGGGTACTGTGGGGTTATTCGTAAAAAGGTGTAACCCCAAACACCCTAAAAATTTTAATTAAGGGATATTATGTGGGCAATATTTAAAGATGAAAATGAGTATAACGAAAAATCAATTATTGGATTTATTTCCTTTACTTTGATGTGCGTATTTGGAATTGTTGATTTAGCAATGGGTATTATTGGAATTGAATTGCTAGTTAATGACTATATTTATAATTCATTTGTCTGGGTAACATTAGGTAGCTTCGGAATAGCTGGAGCAGAAAAAGTTTATAAAAAGTAAAATAGGAGAAAAAAATGGCAGATTATGGTGCAGCTAATGTAAAAGTAGTAATACAGGATATAAGTCCAGCAGCAGATAGTGTTAGTGGTT